GGAGTTTTATCCACTGGTTTTTGGAATTCACGTAGAGGTGATTTTCCCTGCAGATCAATGCTCAGAGATACGTAATATGTAGTATCCGAGTGAATGTAAATATCTGTCGCTTTCAAAGGCTCGAATTGACGAGTCATTAGCTGAAACGCTTTGCTTGGCGGAAGTAGAACTCATCATAAGAGTTTTTGCTCCGCGTCGTTGTTATACCGCATTCTTGCGTGTTTTATCAAGTTTTATGTCAGTACTACTGTGAGACAAATTATAATTTAGAGATCCCTAAGGGGCTCGCACCAAGTATCCACCGGAACATGTTGTTCTAGTTTGAGAAAGGTCTAACAAAAATTCTATCACCCTCTTGATAATCCACAATTTTGTGCGTTTGTGCAGTTGTTTTGCTGGTTTACTCCTAAACCTGAACAAATAAACTTAGCCGCTTAAACCGTAAGGGTCGTTCTTGGAGACGTGGTCTCAACCGATATAGTGTGCCAAGGCCTGACTAGCCGAAAAGTTAATGTCGCTTCACATATTAAGCCTCAAGGAAAGATAGGTTGTCAATCTTCCAACGTAGCAGCGTCAGAATTGCATTTAAAATCTAGAAATAGTCCTGCTTCGGCAGTTGAATCTGAATGTGGAGGTCAGATTTATCCAGTTCATGGTCAAGCTTCTTCGAAGGGTTATTATTCTAAACGAGCTTATAAAAGCACGCCCTTAGATAAAGCTAAACTCTCACCAGAACAGATGAGTAACAGAGGTGAAAAACCTGTTATTCACGCCTCAGCCAATCAATATAAAGAGTTGGTGGCTGAAGAGGAGGAAAAAAGAATTTTTGATGCGAGCTTGGTTTACCCGGCTCGAAGTGAGAGATCATTTGCCAAAGAGTTAGCTGTAAAAAAACGAAACAGCAAAATGGTTAAACATCAAAAACAATCGTTTGGTAATAATCAACGTAAGTATGCTCAAGCGATGGTAGACTCTAAGTCCCAACGTGTGCGAACAGAACCTGAATCAAAGGTCAGTGTTGTTCCTCATACTGAAGATGTTGAAAATATAGTGGTTGAAGAAGTCCCACTAGTTGTTACCAACAACACCTCTGATTTTTCCGTAGATCAAATTCCGGAAATTGTTAAATCAGATATCCATGGTGGTGAAAATAAAGTGTATCATAGGGCCAAAGTTCATGGTTTGTTTCAATCTTTGAATATTCAGATTAACCCTCCAGATGAACCTGTGGTTAAACCTCGCGTCGTTCCTATCAATTCTCGTATTGATAGAAGAGAAATGCAGGTTACTATGGTTGAATACACTTTTCCGGAGTTAGATTTTATAGGTCTCTGGAACCCCACCAACTTTAGTGAGTTGGGAAAAGTCTATGCACAACATAAGGGTTTGCATGTGCACTTTGTGGATAAAATCATCGAAATTCCTGATGGTTTGATTAGTGAATTAGGTACCTTTTGGGCCCATAAAAAGCATGATGATTTGTATGCTGAGTTTATGGTATCAGTTGTTAAATGTAGAAAGTGGACAGAAATAGCCCATATAAGTTTTGAGCAAGAAAGAGTTGCCAATTTATATGCACCGGCTATAGCTTATTTACGTTTTTGGGATGAGCAACAAAATGTTAGTAGAGTGGTTGATCAAGCTTATTCTAATGCTTTAGGTATAAAATCTAGCATCAGTAAGTTTTTGAAATCTTTTAGAAATTCCCCTACTAGTTATAAAGTTGTTTCAGGGTCCGTGTTAGCAGCAGCTGTTCCAATGGGTTGGAGTGTGGTGAATCGTTTTAGAAAATTAGTGGTGTCTCCGTTGAACGATGCACCATTATTGTCTGGTAGTACTGAACAAATAGGAGCGGCCGTCATAGCCAATTATTTCAATTCCTGTGTTATTGTTCCTACTGCTGAAGAAACGATTAAAAGAACGTCCGGCGGTTGGTTATTAGAAACTGTCGAATTTGGTGTGTCATGTATGTCTTTGATCGCCATGGGATACGATTGGCGTCGTGTTCTGTTATTAAGGGGGTCCGCACTCCTAATGCATAAAATCACCGTCAGATTACCTTTCTGGCAAGGTGTGGCACTCCATGGTGTATGGAATGCTTTCTCCATCTATTATAATGATGTTTTTGTTTCAAGTTTGGGACCGGCAGTTTTGACGTCTGCTGATGTACTATCTGGTAATTTTTTATCAACTGTTACAAATCATTTGGCCTATTCTTTGGTCACTCCCATAGTCTCTTTCGGTTATTCATTGTTTGGATCAAAAGAGGTGGTAGCTAATTATAAGTGTTTAACTACCGTTATATGTCCTCCTGTTTTAAAACAAAAACAATCAGCAAAAGTGGTTGTTACAGGAGCACCTGAATATATGCGGTATAAGTTAGATGAAGAAAATAAGGGTAAACAGTATTGTATGGCTTACAATACTGGTTTATATGCACCCAATGCATATGCATCAAATTTTATTAATGAACAACAGGCTACAGCGGCGCGTGTCACTGCCGAGACTATAGAACCAGTAGAGGGTGCTATAGAGTCTTGTGTAGAATGGGCAAAAGCGAATCATAAATCGTTGTTCCCTAATGTTCATTATGTAAATTCACTAAATTTTGATGCCTATTTGTTGGGTTCCAATGCTAGTCCAAGTGTTAAAAGGATTTTACGGAAAACATATGACCGGATGAAAGAAGAAGGGCACGATGAAGATAGTATTTTGACTAAATGTTTGAAATATAGGTGGACAAGTCGTTCATCTTTTGTCAAAGTAGAAAATAATCTTTATTGTAGTCCTGCCGGAGTTACGTTGAAAGCCCCTCGTATGATACAGGGAGCTCAACCAGAATATATATGTTTAGTAGGTCCTTGGATAGCAGCATTACAAATTTTGCTCAAGAGGCGTTGGGGTGCAGACAATTTTCTGTGTTTCACGTCTGGCTTGAGTGCCAAAACATTGGCGGATGCTATTGATAAACCCGACTGGTTGAAGTTGGAAGACGATTTAGGTAAATTTGATACCTCAATTCGAAGACCTTGGTGTGAATATGAGGTTTGGTTATGCGAGAAATTCGGAGCTCCTAGAGCAGTTTTGGATTTAATGTCGGCCAATATTTCCACCCATGGTCATACTCATCATGGAATTACTTACAAAGTTGATGGCACACGTAAAAGTGGAGATCCATTCACTTCGTTGTTTAATTCTGTAATCAATGGTATTGCCCACCTTTATTTGTATTGTAAGTATACTAATAAGACTGTTGATCAAGCTAAAGAAAGTATAGTTATGATCCTGCAAGGTGATGATAATGTTTTAACACATGCTGAAAAACAGCAATTTCCGTGGCAAAAAGGGATGGCCACTTTAGGTTTTGACAGCAAAGCCATGTATCGAGAAGAAGATACAGTTGAGTTTTGTTCCAATAGATTGTATCGAACTAAACAGGGTTTAGTTTTTGGACCAAAGCCAGGAAAAGTGTTAGCGAAATTTGGGTACATCATAAATCCTCCATTGGGTGTATCAAGAGAGTCATTAATGAGAGGTGTTGCGCTGGGCTTACAAAAGCAGTGCAATTTTATTCCCCCCATCAAAGTGGTGATTGATCGTGTTTTAGAGCTAACAGCTAAACACGAAGCTGTTTTCTGTAATAAGTATATGGAACATAAAATGAAAGTAGAAAAATTTTATGAAAGCACCCCTGAAATAGACTATCAGTTATATGAACAGTATGGATGGAATACTGAGATGCAAAATCAATTTTCTAAAATTGTTGCATCGTCTGTTTTGGGTGGAGATTTCAACCACCCTTATGCTCAATTATTATTTGATCGTGACACTTCTGGTCCACCTTCGATATTTTAATTGAGCGTAAAGTCTAGCCCGCTTAAAGGGCTTCCTGGGCTGGTGGCTATAAAAGTGCTGCAGAATTTTCTGTGCACAATCCCATTCATTTCAAGTTACATCAATGAGCGTTGTAAATTGAAAGAGTTTGTCACCCAAGTGATTAATGCATATAGTTGCATAAGCGCATAAGCGTCGGAAGGTTATCTCCGTAAAAAGAAACTTGATAAAACGGTACCGTAAATGAGTAACAATAAGATCGCTAAAGCCATCTTTTAAATAGTTGCTGGGTATCACGGCCTGTACTTTGAAAAGGTAATCACCAACAATCAATCTGTAACGGACATAACTACCAAGAGGCAAGAGGGAAACATGTAATGGAAACACCATTCGGAGCGTGTTCGCAACGCTCTTTTCGTTTGGAGGTAGTAGTGTGGTCAGTGTGGGATATGATCGATGTTGGTTGGATTCAAGTAGAAGAGGGTGTTCATGAAGCCATGTCTAAATTAATCAATCAAAAAACCCGTCGTGCCGGGCAACGCACAAGCAAACAAACAAAACCAAGCATCCGTAAAGCAATTCGCGATGATCGTTTAGCGATCAGAGCCTTGCAGGGTGCTGGGCCGTCACGTCGCAAGCGCGGCAACGGTAATGCACAAGCAGGACGAAAAGGAGTGAAGGGCCGTCGTCAAGCTGGGAGGGGTGGAGGCAATGCTGCCTACAATTCAGCACGTTATGGTTCTGGTATGCGAACTGTAACTGATGGTATTTCCATAATGAAAACCATACATAATGGGTCTGTTATTGAAGACACTTTCTCTATCAGACGAGAAAAAATTATTAATGTTGTTGGCAGTGTTGGTTCAACATTGAATATAGCTTCTCAGTTGTATATTAACCCAGGAAATACGTTGTTATTTCCCATTTTCTCTCAAATAGCAGCAACCTATGAGCAATACCGAGTTAACACATTGGTGTTCTCGTATGAAACTGAAGCCTATGCCGCCTCAGGTTCTGCTGTGTCTGCTGGTAAAGTAATTTTGGCCACAAATTATGATCCAGCAGATTCTAATTTTTCCACCGACACCCAGATGGAAAATTATTTTAATAGTGATAGAGGTGCACCATATTGTGAAATAGTTCACGATGTTCTAATGGGTGATCATGCTCTTCGAAATGAACCTTTAAAAGACTATTTTGTTAACAGTTCGACCAATTTGATAGCTCCGGTGGCAGATTCAACAGCCAATAAGTTCTATGATTTGGGAAATTTTCAATTGGGAACTCAAGGCAACGTTGATGCTACCTCTGAGATAGGAGAATTGTATGTTACTTATTCTTTCACTATGATACGACCCAAACAACAAACACCTTTGGGTCAAAATTTTTTAACAAGTCATTATTCTGGGTTGAATCAAACCTCTTCTAATGCTTTTGTAGGATCGACACGTAGAAGTGGATCCAATGTTAATATGACTGTTGCTAACAATATTATAACTTTTCTTTCTTTAGGACGTTATACTGTGAGTTATGCTGCTAATGCCGCTGTTGTTTCGACACCAGCGTGGACTTTAGGAGCTGGATTAGTGGCAGTTAATATTTTAAATAATAATACAGTAGGCCAGGTTTTCAGTGGAGCCGCATCGGCAACGGGTAGTTCTTCCTACCTGTTGGTCGTAGATGTTATTTCACTAACTGCTGCTACCATTACGGCTGGTGGTACAGTAGCAGCAGGGGTGTTTTGGGAACTTTTTGTGTCTCAAGTGCCATCTGGCTTATTATTATCGAGATCAGCTAAAATTGATACTGATTTAGCAGCTCGATTAAATCGATTAGAATTAATGTTGCAGAATTCTAATCGTCTACCACAAAATGTCGATAGTGATTTTGATGATGATGAAAAATCTACACATCATCTTTCACAATCAACTTTAGATGTTATTGGTGAGATTATTAGTCGTAAGACTAATAATACCCCTCGTTAGGGGCTTTGCTGCCGGGGCTTGGTTGATCCCTGGTATGATTTGAAATTGGTGAATTCCGCCAATCATGTAAGTGAACCTTGTTGCTTAGTACGAATCTGGTACTGGGAGCAAAAGTTTTTCTAGGCAATTGAGCCAGAATAGTGATGTAATGTTGCGAAGAGAGTTAGCTTCTTTTATTAGAAGAACCTTAGCTGTTTAGAGTTGAATGCGATATTTACGCACGAATTTTCAGCTATGGTTAGAGTTTTGTCACAGGGTTTAACTGCCCACCTGTGAATTTTCCGTGGTTGCGAAAATTGTTAGTCACTGAAATCTGTAAAAAGTAC